GAAGAAGGAACTTGGTCTCCTGCTATTGATGGTAATACAATAACAACTGGTTTTTATACAAAAGTTGGAAGAATGTGTGTAGCAACTTTTGGAGACGCTACATCTAATATACCAGAGTTAACAAATGGTTCAAATTTTTTAATTACAGGATTACCTTTTGGTCAAATTGGTTCTGGTTGGACATATGGAAGTACACCAACGGCATCTTATGCAGACGCAAGTGCTAGTTATCATTCATTTCCTTTAACTGGCAGACAAAGAAATGATGGACACATTCATATAGTCAATAGAAGTGGTCAAACTAAAGCAGCAAATGACCCATTAAATTTATGTATAGTTTATCAAACAAATTAACAATGACAACAATGGAGAAACAACATGGCAATAACATACGAATGGTCGTTTCCTAACTTTGAAACAGACGCAGACAATAAAGTAAAAACAATACATTGGAGATATACAGCAGTTGATGGAGATAATTCAGCATCTATGTATGGCTCTTGTGCAGGTTCAGATGGCATGGATTTTGATGCTATGACTAAAGATACTGCAATCGCTTGTGTGATTTCAACGTCTGATACAACGGAAGAAGATATGCAATCAAACTTATCTGCTCAGATTGATAGTCAAAAAGCACCAACATTGACATCTAAAACTAAAGACTGGTAGTCTATATTTAAGGGATCTTAATAAATGCTTGGGATAACAGCAATAGCACAATCACCTATAGCGGCATTAGGTGGAACTGATTCAATTGTAAATGTTACTGGTATTCAATTAACCTCTAGCATAGGTCAACAATTATTACCTAACGTAGAGGTTAATCTTACAGGACAGCAATTAGGATTTACTATAGGTACTTATTCTGTAAGTGCAGCCGGTAATGTTTCAATAATTACTGGCCCTGATCATGCAATAGATTTATCTATTGGTTCAGTTACAACAGCAGCAAACGCTACTGTTTCATTAACTGGAATGCAATTAGCAGCTAGCTTAGGTCAATCTACAATTATCCCTAATTCAATAATCTCGGTCACCGGACAACAATTAGCTATTACCGCTGGTGCTATAGCGAGCATAACAGCAGATGCAACTGTAATCCCTACAGGTATAGAAATGACTGGAAGTATTGGAGATTTATTTGTAACAGCGTGGGCTGTAATAGATCCTAATGTAACTAACACTTGGACTGAGGTAAACAAAAATGTTGCCAATACTTGGGTGGAAGTTGATAAGGCGGCTTAAAAAGAGTATAATACAGAATTATGGCATCAACATATTCAGCAGATCTTAAACTAGAGTTAATGGCCACGGGTGAAAACTCGGGTACTTGGGGAACTAAAACAAATACTAATTTAGAACTTGTCCAACAAGCAATAGCTGGCTATCAATCTATAGATGTAGCATCTTCTGATGTTGCTTTGTCTATGGCTAACGCTTCTATTTCTAATGCTAGAAATATGATTCTTAATTTTTCAGGAACATTAGCAGCAAATAGAGTTGTAACTATTCCAAACTCAATAGAAAAATTTTATATATTAAAAGATGGCACTAATCACAATAGTGGTAAAACGTTAACCTTTAAAACTGCTTCAGGATCTGGGTTTACTTTAGATCAAGGAAAAGTTCATGCTGCTTATTCAGACGGAACTAATGTTTACGAAGTAGCTCTTAACACTTTAGGTGGAACTATCGGAACGTTACAGCTTGATGATGATTCAGTGACAAACGCAAAGGTGGCCGATGATGCAATTCAAAGTGCTCAACTAGCAGACAATGCTGTAGTCAGCGCTTCTATATCAGCAGCAGTAGTGACTGCCGCAAAAATTGGAGACAATGCTGTGACCGCTGCAAAACTACAAAGAAAATTTACAATTAGTACATCCGCTCCTTCAGGAGGTGCCGATGGAGACATTTGGTTTAAATATTCATAGGAGCTTAAATGGCTAATACTTATGGAAAAGTTTCAGGGACATTTGAAGAAATAGAAAATGCATACGGAAAAGTTTCTGGTGCTTGGAAAGAAGCAGATGAAATTTATGGAAAAGTTTCAGGAGTTTGGAAATTAGTATTTGCAGCTTTTACTCCAAGTTCAGTCCAAACATTAAGTTCAGGTTCTGGTACTTTTACAGTCCCCGATGGTGCTAATGCAATACATATTCAAGCAAGTGTTGGTGGTGGAGGTGGAGCTGCCGGTGGTGTAAGTTACGATAAAGCTAATGGAGAATCAGCTGGAGCTGGCGGTGGATCAGGTGCTTATATATCTGATAAAGTACTTACGGTAACTGAAGGTGAAACAATTACTTATGCAATAGGTGGTGGTGGAGCTCCTGGAAATCAAACATCAAACTTTGGCCATCCTAAAACAGGTAGTGCAGGAACGAATACAACTCTTTCTGGATCAAGTACAGGATCTTTATTTTCATTGGTCGGTGGTGGTGGAGCAAGTGGTACAAATGGAGGAGTTCAAGGTCCTTTAAGAACTAACACAGCAGGAACTGCTGGTGCAGCAACTGTAAATGGAACAGCTATTACTTCAGGAACTTTTAGAGATTCAGATGGTACTACTAAAAATATAACAAGTTTAACTGCTGGTCCTGTTGGAACTTTTAATCAATCAGGTAATGGAGCTGTTGGAGGAAACAACGGTAACTGTAGTGGAGACAATTGTCAAATCGCTGGTTCTAATGGTGCTGATTCTTATGCAGGTACTATTGATGGTGGTAATGGAGTTGGAATAGGAGGTCCTGCTGCAACTGTTGGAACAAGAGGTTCTGGTGGTGGTGGAGGCGGAGCTCAAAATGTTGGTAGTACAGGGAATACCGCTTTTGCTGGTGGAGCAGGTGAAATTCAGTATAGATTTTTAAGAGTAAATTAGTATAGTGCCTTATGGCAAATATATCCAAATGGTTTGGTTACCCCATATACATAACTAAATTAGAAAATTTTGAAGAGATTAATAAAAAAATTGTACCCATCGTCATTAAAGATATTACTCCAACCAATTCTCAACACTCACGGACCACGGACATTAAACCAAAAGAGTTACAATCAATTGATGATAATTTACATAGTGATGAAAGATTTAAAGAATTATATATTGAATTATCAAAAGTAATACAAGATTGTTTATCTGCGCAGAAATATGATTTAAATTTATTTGAAATCTATATTACAAAATCTTGGGCTACCTTATCTGTTAAAGAACAGTTCATATCTTACCATAGACACATGAGTAGTCATTTTAGTTTTGTCTATTACCCGCAAGCTCATGAACAAGGTAATCTTTTTTTACTTGATGACGATGCTCATAAGGTAGGTTTAAATATACCTAAGAGAGATCCTTACTTTACAGAGTGGGATCAAAACAATTATGGTAACGCTGAATACCCAGCAGAGACTGGAAACGTAATTATATTCCCTTCAATGATGTTTCACGAAACAGGGAAGAATACTAAAGAAAAAGCTAGACTATCTATATCAGGGGATATTATGCTTACTATGAAAGCAGGTGTAAAATCTGAACATAATATACCTTCACCGTCTACTTGGATGAAGATATAAAATGGTGTAAAATAACCCCATGCCACTAACAAATGTAAAAATAGTACCAGGTTTTAATAAAGCAGATACTCCATCAGGAGCAGAAGGACAGTGGATAGATGGTGACTTTGTAAGATTTAGGTATGGTCAACCAGAAAAAATTGGTGGTTTTCAAGCTATTGGACAAGAAACAATTTCAGGACCAACAAGAGCACAACACACATGGACAGATTTAGATGGTAAAAGATATGCAGCTCTTGGTACCTCTAAAGCTTTATATATTTATTATGAAGATAAATTTTATGACGTTACTCCTTTAGGTACTGCAATCACTGGTGCAACTTTTTCATCTAGTCAAAACTCTAATATAGTAACTGTTAATAAAACTAGTCATAGTTTAGATGTTGGTGAGTATATTACTTTTACTTCTGTATCTTTACCTGGGGGCGGAGCAACAAGTTTTACTGTTGCAGATTTTCAAAATTTTACTTATGAAATAAGAACTGCACCTAACGCAAATACTTTTACTATTCAAATGAAAACAAACGAAACAGGTTCCGGTATGAGTGCTGGCGGTGGTGCTACAATAAATCCTTACGAAGAAATTGGTCCTACTATTCAAACATACGGATATGGTTGGGGTACAAGTACTTGGAGTAGATTAACTTGGGGCTCTGGTTCTACAACCTCTTCAGTTGTTCTTGATCCTGGAAGTTGGTCTTTAGATAATTTTGGTGCACAATTAATTGCAACTGTTAAAGATGGTAAAACATTTGTTTGGAATCCTGCTGTGTCTAATCCCTTAGAAGTAAGAGCAACTATAATGGTAAATGCTCCAACAGCTACTAGATTAACAATTACTTCAGACAGAGATAGACACGTTGTTCATTTTGGAACTGAAACAACTATTGGTAATACAGCAACACAAGACCCTATGTTTATTAGATTTAGTGATCAAGAAAATTATAGTATCTATCAACCTACCTCTATAAATACTGCAGGAACTTTTAGACTGGATACTGGAAACAAAATTGTAGCCGCAGTTTCAGGTAAGGATTATAATTTAATTTTGACTGATCAAGCTGCTTATCAAATGCAATTTGTAGGTCCTCCTTTTACTTTTTCTATTAGACAGGTAGGTTCTAACTGCGGGTGTATTGGACAACATGCAGTTGTTTATGCAGATGGTAAAGTTTTTTGGATGGGTGCTGGAGGAGGATTTTTTGTATTTGATGGTACGGTAAAATTACTACCCTCACTTGTTGAAGATTTTGTATTCACGACCACCGGATCAAATGTAGGAGTTAATTATTCATCCAATGAAATTATATATGCATCTCATAATTCTTTGTTTAATGAAATAATTTGGTTCTATCCGTCAGGTACACCAGCGGGTAATCCATCCGTTCAAAACAATAGAGCTGTTGTATACAATTATGTAGAAAATAGTTGGTCAACCATGTCTTTATCTAGAAGTTCTTATGCAGATGCTAGTACCTATGATGTACCTTATGCAACAGAATATACTTCAACAAATACACCAACAATAGCTAACTTAAGTGGTGCTACAAATACTTTTGGTTCTTCTTTATATTTTGCTCATGAAGTGGGTAACAACATAGTATCTTTAAGTGGAGGTGTTTCTGCCATACCTGCTTATATTCAATCTGGAGATTTTGATTTACCTACAGAAGGGGATGGTGAGTATATATTAAGAATAAGTAGATTCTTACCTGATTTTAAAAACTTACAAGGAAATGCAGTTGTTACAATATTTTTAAAAAATTATCCTGTAGATGCTGGAGCAAGTTCTCAGTTAGGTCCTTTTACTATAAATTCTACTACAGAAAAAATTGATACTCGAGCACGAGGAAGACTTGCTAATATTAAAATACAAAACACAGCTATTAATGAAACATGGAGATTTGGTACATTTAGAGCAGATGTAAATCCAGATGGAAGAAGATAATGGCTAAAATAAACGTTTACATACCAGAGCCACAACCTGAATATACACCTGAAAATTTTAGACAAATTAACCAAGCGTTGACAACTATTGAAAATCAATTAAATACATCTTATCAAAAAGACTTGAAAAATGAACAAGATACGTTTACATACTTTATGCAATGACAATTAGATATAAAAGCGAAGCATTTGATTTAACGGATACTAATATAACTAGTATTCTTACATGCCCATCAGATGCAACTATTATTGTAAAGTCAATACAAGCAAGTCATAAAACTGCTTCTAATGTAAACGTAGATGCATACATACAAAAATCTGGTGGCTCAAACGTAGAGATTAGTCACGTGCAATTAAATAAAAACTTTGCTAACATGGTCACCGCTAGTTTAAATATGGAAGCTAACGACATCCTTAAAATACAAGCAGCTTCTGCAAACACTATCACTGGAGTTGTTAGTTATGCTCTAATAGATAGATCACAGGAAAATGGCTAAA